CCCGATTTCATAAAGGACATGTTTAAGGGCGTGTCCGATTTGCCCTAAGTAAGTAATCTATGCCACACTTTACCTGTAAGTCTTACACGATTAGGGGGAACTAATGCCAAAGACTCTACACATTTGCAAAGGCGCAGAGCTGATGGTCGGAGATACGCTCGTATTTAAAAACCATCATTACACAGTTATCCACATTGAGGATGAAACCTTTGGAAGAACTGTATGCCTTGTGGATAACCTTGGTGATAAGCGCGTGCGCTTTGTAACCAATGACGAAATTATCACTATTGAATTGTGATTAAATTTTCGGTGGAAGGCACACCGATACAACAGGGGTCCATGAAGTTTATTCGCCCCAATGTAATGATTCATTCTCGCGCAGTTGAACTTGCTGCATGGCGTGCCGATGTTGCTTCTGCTGCTAAACTTGCTGGCTGTATCCCTATCACCGACCCGATTGTGATAACTATGCGATTTAGAGTGCGTAAGCCAAAGTCCGTTAAGCGCGATTATCCAACAGTTGCACCCGATCTTGATAAATATATTCGCGGTGTTAATGATGGTCTGACAGGTACAGCTTATGTTGATGACTCTCAGATTATTAAAATTATTGCAAGCAAAGAATACTCAGAAAATCCTGGAGTAGATATTGAAATTAGCGATGGGTTTGACTGTATTTAATTTCTATGGCGTGAGTCATACGCTTTTTGCAAAGCATCTAAATCATAATTCTTTTGTCCCTTAATACGGATAGATTTTATCTTATCTTCTTTTACCCAGCGATAAATAGTTGATTCAGCAACTCGATATATCTTAGCCGCTGAAGTTATGTTAATGAGATTGTTCAAGCATTTTTCCTAACAAGCGCCACTTAGTTGAATCCCATACGGTGTCGCAAGCACGGCATTTAATCTCAAAGGTGCGGTCTAATTGCTGTGGGTTAATCTTTAATTGTGCCCCGCAAGGTTCTCCCTTTTCATCTTGTGTTGGACACTTGCCAATCATTATTTCATCTGACTTATGACCCAAGACAAACTGAATGCTATGAGCAATACTGATAATACTTGTAGCAAGTTTATCTGAATCTTCATACTCTTTATGCGCCCATTCAGAGCGTTTAAGAATGTATTCAACTGTCATGGTGATTTTGTTTAGCTCTTCTCCACGAAATGTAATGCGTGTTTCTTGGCGAATAGAACGAATCTTCGCTTCATGTTCCATAAGTGGCATTGAAATCCCTCCAGACCTAAGATGTAATGTCTCTAATCTAATGGGTAGGGGTGGAGTTTTACTGCCAGACACGCGCTCGCCATAACCTTTTGATGGCAACATTTCATTTTCAAGCTCTTTATATTTGGCGGGGAACTTTTCTAAATGTGACATGGCGTATTGCCAGCAGTTATCGCAGATTGAGTAATCTTGAAACTTACGGCAATTCACACATTTCATTTAGTGCGTTTAACCTTCAATGCTTCTACTTGTGCGCGATCATAGAAGACAAACTTACCTTCTTTTTTTACCCAGCGTAGATGAGCCCTATACTGAATTTGGTGAAGGTTATTAGGAGTGATAGCTAAGTAATCGCACACTTCCTTAGATGTCATTAGCTCCAAAATGAATCTGTTTCAGCCTGTTGCTTAGGTTGTGGCTGCTTAACACGGGGAATGACACCAAACGATTCAGCTTTAAGCTCTAGTCCTACTTGCGTGCTGCCATCTTTGCCTTGATAAGTCGTTGGCTTTCTTAGTGTACCAACTGCAAATACCTTGTCGCCTTTTCTAATTTCAACAGCGCTTTCAGCGTTCTTTCCAGTAACAGATACACGCCACCATGTTGTCTCGCCATCCATCCAAACGCCATTTTCTTGAGTGCGTTCTGTCTCGGCTAGTGAGAATGTAGTGACTGCAAAATCACCATTCTTACCTTTAATAAACTTTAATTCTGCATCTGTTCCAGCATTACCTTTTAGCTCAACTCTTGCCATGATGTGCCCTCTATTTCTTTGTAGTTACCTTCATTGTCTAGTCTAACAATACTTCCATCGGCTAAGTGCAGTGGATATATCTCTGTTTGCGCATATGATGGAACCATCCACCCCTTCACTGTAGCCTTCGTAGGGTTGAGGTGGATGGAATCTGTACCGAGGTTGTGACAAGGGTGGCAAATGGCAACAAGGTTGCTAACTTCATCCTTACCTCCTCTGCTCTTTAGTTTTCTATGGTGCAGTGCTAAGTCTAGTGACGGCGCTCCACAGCGTTCACAATAACCATTCGCTCGCGCTAACACTGTCTCTGCTATTTTGCTGTCCATCGCTCCTGCTCAAAATAAATAAATGGTGCGGCTGTGTAAGGGTCTTTATCTGCCGCAATCTCTAATGCTTTTTTAATGCTCGCGCCAGCTTTAAGTGCGCCAATAGCCAACGAGCTTCCACTTCCAATGCCATAGATACCATCAGTATCAAGACAAACGGCAAAATCATCACTAATATCAAACACTTCGCCCCCGATCGCAATAAGAAAAGCAAACTGAGTTTCATCATCTCCACTATCTTTATCCCACTTGTAGTCATTATCTTTTAAGCAATCTTTCATGGATGGCACAACTCGACTAATTACAAAGTGATATAGGTCTGTTCTGTCTGCCGCTATCGGTGCGGGTGGCTTCCAGATATGTTGGATAATGTCGCAACAGCTGCTAAGTCCAGCGCCAGCAATAATATATGGACCACGCTCTACAACTTTTACCATTTGAGGGTGCGAATACTTGCGGGTAGAAGTTACCAAAGAGTCTGCGCCAATTACGACTTTAGTAGCAGTCTGCTTGGCTACGATAGTGGTCATAGGTTACATCTTACACCATTGTAATTTTGATGAGGGGGAGCGCGTTTCTGGAGGTCGCGCTCAACCCCTCGTATTCACACTAAGATAGGTTAGTGTGAAACTTAATACCACCCATGTTTAAGGTGGAACTGATAGGCAACACACGCACCAGTGGGTGCATATTCATTGCCGTACCTTTTGTGCAAGTATCTCAATCCTGCTTGAACTTGTATAATCGGATTAGTCGTTTTGACATAACCATAATTACCCCAAGTCTGCGGCATAAACTGAAATATACCAAAAGCTCCTGAACTTCGGTTTTTAGCCAAAGTGTTCCAGTGGCTTTCAAGTCGTATCAGCTTATCCAAGCAACTGAACTCCTTGTGGGGTACAAGAGTTTTAGCATAAGCGCGAGGCTGATGCGCGAACTTTTGCATTAACTCCATCTGAGGTTCAAGTGCAAGTGCTGGTGTTGCAAACGCAATCCCTACGGCTAACGCCGCAACTAAAAGGGTGCGCTTCTTGAAATCTATCGGTTGCCAATCTCTCCCCTGTCCAAGACTTCGATGGCAGTGCCTCCGTTGTTAAGTGCGTTCATTTCTGAACCTCCTTATTTGTCGGTTGGTCTTATTGTAGCAAGTCCGTGTCTAGCATAGCCAATTATGTCCTGCCACGAGTCTTCGAGGTCAGGGTTAGCTGCAATCCGTACCTGTTTAAGTGCGATCATCATGTTCGCCACTTGATCAGGAGATAGGCTGTAAGGTAATCCGAGTAGGACTCCCCACATTATCCCTATCTTGCGAAAGTTTTCAGGTGCATCTCCGTATTGCTCTTGGCGTTCTGCCAATATGTGATCAATCATGTTGTACTCATTCCTATAAAGAACTTAAATAAATCTAAATCCCAACCATATTTATCAATCTTAAACCCAATAGAGATACCACGCAGGTATCCATAGTGCACCCAATACTTTCCTATTTTGCGTTCTCGCATTTTATCCTCCAAAGATACTAATAAGTGCGTGTAAAAGATCAACGATACTTGCTTGTAGCAGTGCTAAGAATTGCAAACTATTCATTTTTTACCCGCCCATCCATCTCCGCGAAAGACAATCGCTGGAGGTGTGTTGAATTGTTTATTCATCTGTTGCCCGCATTGTGGGCAGTTAGGTATTGAACTGTCTTCGAATGACTGATACATCTCAATCATTGACTGATCAGCTTGACAACGATACTCATATTGTGGCATTAAAACATTCCTAACTGTTCAATTTCAGATACAACCCACACAATACACTCGTTCCCGTTGCCATTCTTACGAGTGCGCCCCGTGTCGTAAATTAAATTATCTTTCAGTAAGGATAAGCGGCAAGGTCGAACAGTGTCGCCGCTCATGCTAAGTGCGGCAGATAACTCTTGATCTGTTGCTCCGCGCTCTTGCTGATCGAGTATGTGCTGATAAATGCGTGCACGCTTAGAACCCATCTTAGGTGCGGCTTTCCTATATGCTTCAGCTGAAGTGTGCCTCACTTTTCACCCAGTGCAATCTGTGCGCACGCATCTTGAACCATTAGTGCGACATTATCTAAACCAAGTTTAACCAGCTTCTTGCGGTCTGTCGTCAGTGGCAGTGCGCATATTTTCTCATATATGTCGAGCCTTATCTGTGCTTCAAGTGTCTTGATCACTTGTTTAGCAAGTGCATTGCCTTCAGGTGTGTCGAGAATTAACTGCCCATCCTTAACGCGCCAGTGATTTTCTTTACAGATAACTTTCATTCTATAGGCTCCTCTAATTGAATTAGTGCGTAAGTGATAGCAAGTGCGATAGATATACCAAGAGCAAAAATTGTAATCATTGACTGCACTCCTTACAGACCTTGAATATAAACCCAGCTTCAGGGTAGTCGGTCATCTCATCAGGGTTGAAGATACCTTCACAATAGCGGCAGTATCTTTCAGTGCCATCCTTAGTGAAAGAATCTTCATATCTTACGAGAATGTCGTGATATTCCTTGTCGGTGTCGGGGTCGTAACCCCAACCTGCATGTCCCATAAGTGCGCTCATTACTTAGCCTCCTCTTGAATATAGCTTGCAAGATAATTGGTAAGGATAACCCAACCATTGAATGCCTCTGACTCATCTGAGATCAACTGAAACTCGTGTCCCAGTGCGCCTAAGAATGCCTGCATAAGAAGGACATCTGAATAATTCTCAGCCCAATATGCATGCTTCCAAGTAAAGTCAGGCAGTGGAAAGAAGCGGTCTGCCTGCTCTTCCCACTTGTATCCTGCCCACTGCATAGAAGTATGGTGCAGGTGTGCAAAGTCTTCTTCTGTAATCGTTAGTGTTACTTGTGCCATTTCATTGCCTCCAGTTAGTTAGTGTGTGATTATCCTACAACCCAATAGCCGCATATAGTGCAACTATAGGCTTCCTGCTCTGCATTACCCATGAAATTATGCTCCGAGAATGGTGTGCACTCGGTGCGCTCATCAGTGCGTATCATGCGTTCGCCTCCTCTAGTGCTTCTGCGGTTGCGTAGGCATAAGCTAATATGCGATAAGCCAAGCCCTGCATGGCGCAAAATAGATAGTGAGAGTTAAGGTCTGTTAGTGAAGGGTTGACCTCTCCACCAAAGAACTCTGAAACTTCAGAGTCTAATTCTGGATAAGCCCAGAGGCTAAGAGCCTGCACCCGCTTGTTTATATTGGAGTGATAGTCTTCCACTTCACTATCTGCAAGGTGGATAGAATTATCGGTGACTGTATCCTCTGTATAGTCCTCATCATCACTTAGCCAGTCGGCGGCAGTGCGTGCCATATCTACAATTTCATCAACCCAGTCAGAGCCAGCTATAAAGTCGGGAAGGTCTTCCCATAACTCGCCCATAGTGCCATTAGTCATGCTTTCATGTGTAATTGTGCTTAGTGCGTTCTTTAGTGTCTTTCCATTCATAATCTGACCTCCAGTCAGGTATTAGTTTAGTGGTGCAGTGCGCTAAAAATAAAGATAATTAGAATTATTAGAACTGTTTCTCTAAACACGGGTTTCCTTCTTGCGAGTGTTATACCCGTGTGCCCAAGTAACGAGCAAGAGATAGGGTGCGCCGACTCCGATTACTAGTGCGGTGCCGATTAAGTGTCGGAGAGGGTGCATTACTTCACCATCTCTTCCAATAGGTGCGCCATATGTTTATTTAGTAAGTGGTCGCAGTGCGTTCTGAAGCAAGGGTCGCAGTATCTAGCAAAGACACCTTCCTCCAGCTTCACCAGTGCGGTGCCGTAGGGTTGAGAACCCGCGCACTTGTCGCATATGTAGAGCTTCTTCTTCATAATCTGACCTCCAGTCAGTCCCGCGCTCGGTGTCTCCGAGTGTCAGGTCATTGAGCAGGTTACTCCTAACCTGCCCAATAATCCAGCACTAGGCGAGTATTTCAGCCTTAATAATTCGCCACTCCATAGTGTCGAGGTATCCCGTAAAGTCTTCTTCACGCAGAAACCCCTCCACGCTCTGCCACTCCTTGCCAGTATCGGACCAGCGCTCGGAGTAAGTGATCAGTGCACTAAACCCGAGGCGGCTCATAGTGAGACCTCCGCTCTTGGACAGTCGGCATAGGGTGGCTCCGCGCCGTCTAAGTCTTCGCATAGGCAGAAGTTAAACTCCGCGACCTGCTTCTCGTGGGTAAGCTCTGCTAAGTCGCTCCATGAGTGAACCTTGTCGCTCATGCGTTCACCCGCTTCATGCGTAAGGGTATCCGCTCATTCTCTCGATAGACTTTAAGCTGATCAAGAGCTAAAGCGCGTGTCTCCTCTGTAGTGAGCGTATCCCACCCGTGCCCGTAATTACCCTGTATTTCATATAAATAACTCATGCGTTGAACTCCTCCTTTGTTGCTGGCTTAATTGTGAAATATGCGCCCATAGGCTCATCATGCGAAGACCTTCTAATAGTGAAAGACTCACCCTCTCGCTTGAAATCGAGAGACCACTCACCCGAGAATATAAGAGACTCTAGGAGCTCTTTACGGGTCGCCTCTATGACCTTGTACCCGCTCCGAGACTGCCAGCCCATGCGAGAGCCTTCGAGCCTTATATGGTCGCAGGCGTTCGCCTTGCAGAAGTCTTCTAAATCGCTCTCTATCCATTCGAGCTTGTAGTCATAGCAGAAGGAGTCACAGTCTCCAAGATCGCGAGTTTCTGCCCCGCATTCAGAACAGAGAAGGTCTTCAGTACCCAGCGAGCAAGTATCGCAGTGGCGACACTGGCAAGAGCTGGAGAGCGTGTAAGTGGTATCAGTTAGAGAACTCATGCTAAGACCCTCCGACTTATGCGCGAACCCTTCAGGGCTCGTTCTAGCTCACTATTGAAGCAGTTAGAAGTCCGGCAGTAGTCACCATAGAAGCTAACCCCTGCCCGCATAACTTGCCCGCAGAACTCGCAGAGCTCGCACTTCATGCTCTCGCCGCCTTCCTATGATTAGCACGACAACACTTCAGGCAGACCTTATGGGCAGAGAATGCGGTCATAAGGTCGCTATCATCTCCGCACTGGATACAGGTACTATTTAGACTCATGCTGACACCCTCCACGGCTTGACATGATCGAGCCACCTCTCCAGTGAACCGATAAGAGCGCGCATATCACTATCGGATAGACCCTCTCTCTCTATTAGCTCTAAAGTACCTTTAAGAGCTCGCGCCTGTTGTTTAGCTATAGTTTCCAGTTTCATGCTGAAACCTCCACCCCGCGAAGAGCTCCGCGCACGATAGACTGGTGGCGGGAAGTAGTAGAGCTGAACTTCTGACCTACGAGCCACCAACCACTCGCAGAATGCCAAGCGATAGGCGTTCCGTAACTCATTACTGTATAATCTATTCCCTCAGCCTCAGCCAAGCGGAACGCGTTCAAGTCAGGAGAGCCTAAGCGCCCCGTCTGCCCGTTGTTTCCATAGTGACCTGTTAGGGCTGAAGCCTTGAAAGGTAGGCGAGCGCTAATAAATAGCGGCGCTCCCTTGCGATTAGTAGCGTTCACTTGTTAGACTCCTTTACTTCAGGAGCTAGGACTTTAAGCTCGGCAAGCATTCCACCGATAAAGGCGAACGCGAAACCTCCAACAAACACGGCGACCATAAGCCCCGCTATAATCTTCTCAACTAACACGATAACCTCCAGCTATCTATCAGGGAGTTTCCCCGATAAGAGAAGACTATAGACCCAGCTCTACAAAGTAAAGCATTTATTCAGTGAATTAGATCACAATTTTGTTCGAACATTTGTTTGATTTGACACGCTGAACATATTGTGAGAATATGAGCTCTATATTGGAACACGAGTAGTTAGGAAGGCTCACAAGTAGAGAGAGCCGCCGACTATGCTCATAGTTTCGCCAGAGATTACCTTAGAAGATATAGACGAGGCTCTAGGCTATCTTAACGAGCGCCTTCATATAGACCGATACGGGCTAAGAATGACTCACCACAGGAGAGAAGTACTTACAGAGGCTATAGATGACCTTCTAGATGAGAGGCTTATTCTTCAGAGGAGGCTAGAGAATGGCTTATAGCTCCAAGCAGAGAGCCGAGGCTCTTGCAACCCTAGAGGCTAACGGCGGGAACCTACGCAAGACCTCCCGAGAGTTAAACATAGGATTAGCGACTATATCGGCGTGGCGTTCAGAGTCCCGAACTGTAAAGAGCAACCGAACACCCGAGCAGGCAGGCGCTCGCTCTAATACGCAGACCGAGGTTATTCACGACATCACTAGCGCAGGCAAGTTTATCGAGGCGCAGGCGGTCGCAGTAGAAGCCGAGGAGTTACTCCCCGCAGTACGCGGCGACTTTATCCGAGACCTGACATCTCTCCGCGCTCGCTTACTGGCTCACCTCTCGGACAACTTGGAGAACCTATCCGCGAAGGATACGGCTATTGCGCTTGGGATTATTATTGACAAGGTCGAACTGCTAGAAGGCAACGCAACCTCTCGGACTGCCATAGTCAACGGCGGCTCCATAGATGAAGCGATAGAGAGGCTCACCCTTGAACTTAACGAAAGAGCAACAGGAACTGGCGGCACTACGATTCTTGAAGTGGCACCATCCCCTGACGGGACTAGCACGGGAGAACCAGAAGCCTCCAGCGAATGACTCGTGGAGTATCTTCCTATGTCTAGCAGGTCGCGGCTTCGGTAAGACTCGCCTAGCAGCTGAATGGCTGGCAGCGAGCGCAGTCAGAAACCCCGATACCCGCTGGGCTATCGTGGCACGGACTTATTCAGACGCGCGAGATACTTGCGTGGAAGGCGAGAGCGGCATTCTGAAGATTCTCGAGGAGTACGGCGCTCTTGAAACTTGGAATAGATCACTCGGAGAACTTCTCCTCACTAACGGCTCACGCATTAAGTTATTCTCTAGCGAAGAGCCAAACAGACTACGCGGACCTCAACACCACGGCGCATGGATAGACGAGCTCGCCGCCTTCGAGAACTCCGACACCTTCGACCAATTACAATTCGGGCTCCGACTTGGACAACATCCCAAGACTATTATTACCACCACGCCGAGACCGACAAAGATTATTAAAGAACTGCTCACCCGCGAGAGCGTGATAGTTACACGCGGCTCTACCTTCGAGAATAGCGCGAACCTCTCACCTTCTGCACTGCTCGAACTTCAGGCACGATACGCAGGGACTCGACTCGGAGAGCAAGAACTCTACGGCAAGATTCTCGACACTAACGAGAACGCACTCTGGAATCACGCCATGATAGACGGCGCTCGCATGAAGAAGAGCGAGGCTCCGAGTTTCTATCGCGTAGTCGTAGGAATTGACCCAGCAGTCACGAGCACCGAGAACTCGGACTCCACGGGCATAATAGTCGCCGCGGCTTCTAGTGACGGACACTTCTACATTCTCGAAGATTGCACCATGAAAGGCACGCCGCAGGAATGGGCAACACGCGCCGCGCTCGCTTATGATAAACACTCGGCGGATAAGATTATCGCGGAGACCAATAACGGCGGAGACTTAGTCCTGCACCTCTTACATTCTGTTCGGCCAAACATACCTGTAAAAAAAGTCACAGCGACACGAGGCAAGGCGGTCCGAGCAGAACCTATTAGCGCACTCTATGAACAGGGTCGCGTACATCATCTAGGGTACTTTGACGAGTTAGAAACTCAGATGTGTGAGTGGGAGCCGAACACTTCGGCAAAATCCCCAGATCGCATGGATGCCCTTGTATGGGCACTAACAGAATTAAGCGAAGGCAGCGGAACACTTGCAGGACTTGCGGCGCTAGGAAAGCTCTGCTCGAACTGCTCATTCCCAAATCTTAAATCAGCTGGAATATGTATCAACTGCCAAACACTTCTTTAGGAGCCACACATGACCGCACAGTCTCTATCTCAGACTCCTGACCCACTCAATTTAGTACTTCGCCAAAATCAAGCATGGAATATCGGGTTCTCTTACACAAACCCTGACGGCTCAACTGTAAATGTCACTGGATACACTCCGCTCTTGCAATTTAGAACTTCGGCGTTGGCAAAGACAACTGTTCTTGCTCTGACCACTGGAAGCGGGATTACCTTTCAGGCAAACGCGCAGCCACAGGTTCAAGTCTCAACTATTGTAAATGTCGCCCCAGGCAAGTATGAATGGGATTGCGTACTACAAAATGCAAACGGGAACATTGTTCTTGGAGCAGGCGTAGTGACTGTGAATGCTGAGGTATCGCGTTGAGCGACATCATAAATATTCAAGCGACCACACCAGTCATAACAGTTGCCCAAGCAGGGCTTCGTGGCGTTCAGGGCACACAAGGCTTACAGGGCTTTGGATACGCGCAGCTTCAAGGCGTACAAGGCACACAGGGAATCCAAGGATTAACTGGAACACAAGGAACTCAGGGTGTTCAAGGTTTACAGGGCGTTCAAGGTCAAATTGGCGCACAGGGAACTACTGGCACACAAGGCGTTCAAGGTGTTCAGGGCAGGCAAGGCACACAAGGTTTTTTAGGTAATCAAGGCATACAAGGTTTACAGGGAACCACAGGTACCCAAGGTGTAACAGGTATTCAGGGATTACTTGGTAATCAAGGAACAAATGGCGCACAGGGTATTACTGGTACACAGGGCGCGACAGGAACACAAGGTTTTGTTGGTATTCAAGGAAGTATTGGTACGCAAGGTACAGCAGGTGTTTTTGGTTCACAAGGTACACAAGGCACACAAGGTTTACTTGGACTACAAGGAACAACTGGTGCTGGTACGCAGGGAACACAAGGCGTACAAGGTCTGCTTGGTAATCAAGGTATAATTGGTGCTGGAACTCAAGGTATTCAGGGCATTCAAGGTATTCAAGGAAATCTTGGCGTTCAAGGAACAACTGGTGCTGGACTTCAAGGTATTCAAGGAACTACGGGAACTCAAGGTTTAACGGGTATTCAAGGGCTTCAGGGAAACCAAGGATTAGTTGGCCCACTTGCCTCTAACAACGCACACGCTTCTGCTCGTATGGCTACAACAGCCAATCTTGCTGCTACTTACACCGCAGGTACTTTAGGTGCTGATGGTGGTTATGGAGTAGGCGCAACTCTTACTGCAACTGGTAATGGTCGTGGTTCAGTTGATGGTATTTCATTTACTACTAATGATCGCGTACTTGTTAAAAATCAAACTACTCAAACACAAAATGGTATTTATGTAGTTACGCAACAAGGTTCAGGTCCAACTCCTTACATTCTTACTCGCGCATCAGATTATAATAACTCTGTAAATGGCGAAGTTGAATATGGCGATTACCTTTATGTAACAGCAGGAACAACTAACGGCGCAACTAACTGGATTCAAAACTCAGTTGGTAGTCAGGCAAATGGTTGGAGCATTATTGGTACGGATATTATTACCTTTGCTCAAACATCAGGTATTGGCCCACAAGGAACACAGGGTTCAACAGGAGCGCAAGGATTAACTGGCTCTCAAGGAACAACGGGATTACAAGGAGCTACTGGCGCTCAAGGTGCAACAGGCACACAAGGAGCTACGGGTACTCAAGGCACAAATGGAATTCAAGGCACAACTGGCAATACTGGCTCTCAGGGCACAACTGGAACTCAAGGCGCAATAGGTACAACTGGTTCTCAAGGAACTGTTGGCGCTCAAGGAACTGTTGGTTCAACAGGTATTCAAGGTGCAACTGGTACGCAAGGTGCAGTAGGAACTCAAGGATTTACTGGCGTACAAGGAATAACAGGAACCCAAGGCGCAACAGGTACTCAAGGATTATCTGGACTTCAAGGATTTACTGGAGCGCAAGGTACAACAGGTGCTACTGGTTCTACTGGTTCGCAAGGTACTACTGGTCAAACAGGTTCGCAAGGCACAACTGGTTTACAAGGAACCACAGGGCTGCAAGGCAACCAAGGAACTACTGGTACTGGAACACAGGGACTTCAAGGCCCTACTGGTACAGGAACCGTTGTTTATGATTCAGATCAAGGCGTTATCTCTCAACAGATGTTTGCATAAGGAGCAATAAATGGCTACATATTCCAAGAACTTACTATCAGGTTCAACACAAGGCGCACCAATCGCTGTTGTTCAAACTGCTTCTACTGGAACAACCATTCATGCTACTGGTACATCCTCAACAGCATTTGATGAGATTTGGCTATACGCTACAAACACCTCAACTGCTGCCGTTGTGCTTACAATTCAGTACGGCGGAACTGGAACAGTCAATCAGATTCAGCAGACAATTCCTGCTAACTCAGGTCTAACTCTGATCGTTCCTGGACTTGTTCTCACAGGCACAGGCTCAGCTGCTAACACAGTTTATGCCTACGCTGGAACCGCATCTGTCATTAACATTTCAGGATATGTCAATAGGGTTGCGTAATGCCAGCACCTATTGGGCGCGGTGAATCAAGTAGTCAGGTCAATACTTGGTTTCCATCTACAAATAAAGTAACGCCAAATAACTTTACATCTTCAATTTTGCCTTATGGTTTACAACTACGCCAAACCATTAACGCTGGTACAACTTCAGTAACTATTCCTGCTGGAATAACTTGGGTCTATGCCATTTGTGTTGGTGGTGGTAGTGGTGGTAGTTCAGGTACTGGTGGCGCTGCTGGCGGTATTGCTTGGGGTTGGACACTTGCCACTTCTTCTTGTGTAGTTGGAGCAGGTGGTGCCAACAATGCAAGTGGTGGATATACTCGTTATGGAAATATTATTGCGGGTGCTGGCTCGGTGAGTTCTGCTTATCTTGGTTCAGGTGGCTCAAACGGACTATCAGGTTCTACAAATTATTGGGGCATAGCAGGTGGTAATACTACACAAATAGGGGCTGG